CATCAGTTAATTTGACGTACGAACCAGATAGATCAATCAAACCATCTTCTCCAAACGTAATACTTTCAATTTTATAGCATTGATCTGTATTCCCAGTTTCTTTAATAGTAAATAAAGTTCCAGCGTATGCCTTTACTGCACTTGCGTTAGAAAAATCAACAGTGTCTTCTAGCACTTCTTCACTAGAAGGATTCCAATAATAAAAGTCTTTAGACCCTGTAATTGTGTCTTTACTTACAACAGTGCCATCTTCAAGAATCGCTCCATTATTAAATCGACTTGTATGATTTGTTGTTGAAAATACTCTTATATAATCACCTGGTTTTAGACCGTTTACATAATGAGGAGCCGTTTTAAAATTAATTGAATGGTCTGTATATTCTCTAACGCTCAAGACATATTTTGCATAAATTATTGCATGATTTAAAGAAGTACAGAAACCACTTAAGTCATAAGTTTCAACTGGATCGTCTTCATGGTCCGATCCTTCAAGTCTGACAATTACTGATTTAGTTTCAGCAAAACCATTTAACTTTTCTTTTCTCCATAAAACATTAGCTCTAAATGTTTGTCTGTCTTCAGGGGCAAGGAAATTAACTTGTAAATCTTTGATATTCCCATCGGTAAACATTGCTTTTATTTCAGGTTTAGCAATGTAATTTATTGTGTAATCGCTATTAAAAGGAACAGTAGGATACAAGCTAAATTGACCTCCAACAATCGTGAAATCTAATAAGCAATAAGTCCCTTGTTCAAAAATAAAGTCTCTTAAATTAACCCTGTTTGAGATCATTCCATCCCAAAAGAAGCGGTTGGCTTGGCAAAACTGTGTAGCTTTATCCATAGCTGAAGAATTTACCGATTCTCTAGGAATAACTTTTCCTGCTCCTAGCTTTTTATCTGTCAATAAAGCGTAAGCAATTTCAGGAAATAAATTTGTCTCTTCTTTATAATTATTAGTAATAAAAGGTGCTTTTGTAACTTCTATTCCTTTTCTAAAATAGGCAGAAAATTGAGTAAAATTTGTCCACTCTTTTGAACTATCAATCCTTAACCCTGCATAAGCTAAATCTCTATAAGTTGCTCTTTCGTCTCCTGTTGTTTTTATGATTTCATTTACATATACGACACGATGTTCAGGGCCATCTAAATGACTTGATCTATCTCCTTGATATTTCCAAAAATCAGCAGCAACATCATAAGGATTTAATTCAGAAGGAATATCATTTCCTAGCTCATTTCTAGTTGTAATTTCATCAATATTAAGATCAACAATTTGAGCAGGAACAACAACAGAATCATCTGGATCGTTTGGATGAATTACAGCAGGAATACGAACTTTGTCTCCTGGTCTATAATCTCCATTACCTTTATTTTCTATGGTCCAATTTGCATAAATATATTGATAGATAGAGTCTTCCCATACATTCATCTTTACAGTTAAGCCATGTCCTCTTGCAATCTGATCTTGATTATCATCTTCATTATGTGTTTGTATTATTTTTTCATTAATTAAAGGATCATTTGGGACACTTATTTCTTCAACTTTTCTTACATAATAAAGATCAGTAATTCCACCTGGATGTCCATTTCCACTTGCACCAGGAAGACTGTGATTTAATATTGGTTCGTAATAACCTGTAAAACCACTTTCTGCAATTGTATATTCAAACCTTACATTGTAATGAGCAGTTGCAAGATCATTGCTTGTAGCACTGACTCTTACAGGCCATTCTGGACCGTCTCTCCCTTCATTATTTGGTGTTACGTCTGAAGGATTTATATATAAAACAAAAAACTTAATACCAGGAACAATCTCAAAACGTTTAATCAATGTATGATTATCTGTCACATCTATATAAGATGTTGGATAACTTGTTGCCTGTGGTCCATAGAATTTAGTCCAGATAAATGTAAGTTGTCTTTTATTACTAATATCTCCAGCTCCAAAACTAGATCTTTCTTGATAAGTATTTCTTGCCAAACTAACTACATCATAAGTAACAGTATCAGCAACACCAGGATTGCCCAAATTCCATTCTTTATTACTTAAAGATTGTTTTGTTAATCCAAACTCTAAAAGACCAGCAAAATAAATTGTATAAAGACCTGAAGGAAAATGAGCAGCTAAGTCTAAACTTGACGCTCCATTTGCATTTAACAAACATGCGGTTAAACTTTCTCCTCCTGCAACTCTTCTGATTACATCATTACCAGGCCAAGGGAAAAATCTATATTCATACTGACCATTGGGATGAGCAACTCTTATATAGTTATATTGAAATTCAGGCGTATTTCCTTTAACACAAAATAACCCCGAATGATTATTTACATTATTAGGTTTAACCCAGTGATCATCTGACCATTCTTCGTTTGATCCAGCTTTTCTTACTAATAATTTAAAGAAACTTATTCTGTTTAAATAAGTTTGAACTTGTCCTAATGATATAGGATTTCTATCATTAATTGCACCAACAATATCTCCTTCTGTAGGCTTACTATTTACATTTGCAAACTGCATCTGTTTGAAAACTTTTGATTTCAAACCTATTTCTGTAATATCACAATCTCTATTATTAGAAACACTACCTATTGTTGTCTTTTGTAAGGCATATCGTGAATGTGGAGGAAATATTTGATTTTTATTCTGTTCGTAATAGAACTGGTCTGGATTGCTATTAGGAACCTCCCAATAGTTGCCGCTTGTATTCCATTCAGGATTTAAACAATGCGTAGATAAATTTGCATTAGGTAAACACTCGTAATATCCCTTTTGAACAACCTTGAAAGTGTACTGTCTTGTTTGTGATTTACGACCTTCCCACGGAGCACCAGGATACGCTAAATTGTCGCCTCCCATCGTGCATGAAACTAAAGCTGTTCCAGCCATATATTGCTCTCCTTTTGATATGTACCCATCAGTTGCTTCTCTTACAGAAATGCTAATTGCATCAACATCTTCAACACCATGACGACCAATATGTCTTGTATCGTTTTTCTGAAAGGCAAGGACATTATCATCACTTGTTTCACTATTATCAGAACCTCCTACAACTTGATAAGTTAACTCAGTTCCAACAGTCACTGGATCTAATCCTGCTTTTTGGTTAGTAGTTCCACCAGAAGCAAAACCAGCCCTCATAGGCCATAAGCCTAAGTTTTTTACTCGTTTACGGACTTGTATTCTAATCCCAGGTCTAGTGTCTTTATTAATATCACCCCAACGAATTAGTTCATAAGGAAGCCCAAACCATGTGCAGTTTGGCATTGGTGAACTTAAACCGAAAGCAGCCTGTGTTGTTGGATTTCTTGTCCCACAAAAATATTCTTCAAAATGCCCAGTCCCATCATCAATCTTAAAAACATCATCCTTAAAGACATAATTTTGATTATTAAAATAGTTATCGTTATAGTTTTGACCTGATAAGAAAGGAATACTTGTTTCACTTCCAGGTAAAAAATGACCATCAATTGTACGAACTTTATATATCTTCTCAGAGTGATAATTAGAAATTAATAAATCACCAATTGCATAACCTTCAAAATCAGGCCCATCTCCTTTTAAACCTAATTCACCTAATGAAAATAAAGCAAGAATTTTTAATTGTTGAAAACGACCAAAGCTAAGAAGCTGTGACCACAACACTTGAGAATTAACCCTAATGCCGCCATACTTTCGACCACCTAATTCTTGATATTTAGTAAAAACAAGAGGAACTAAATCTCCTAAAATTGCTAATTCTTGAACACTGTTAAAGCTATGTTGTGGAGCAAACTTTTTAGATCCTGCTATATCTGCTGTTCTTACACCTTGCCCTTGTTTTTGACTAGGAGGTTTTGGCGTTAATAAATGGGATACATAAGTTAAAGCAATACCAACAACAATCTGCCCAAAAAAAGTTAAAGAACTACCCACGCCTGCCACAAATAACGCCTGTGGCATACTTACTATTTCAGGGACTAACCCATACGCTTCAGGTCTTTCTTTTACTTTTGCTGCTACACCTTCTAAAAATTTAAAATATTCTTCTTCTGTTAAACCTAAAGAATTACAGAGTTCGGCTTCCGTTGGAAGTAGCACCCTACGACCAAAAGGGCTTCTAGCGGAGACCATATCACCACCTGGTCTTCTAATGTTCTTCGGTAACTCAGCCATCCGTCCTCGTAATAAGCAGCCATGCCATAACCATCATCTGATTTGCATAAGCCAATTGTTCCTAGTTTAGGGGGTGATTCAACTCCCCACCTATTTAATTCTTCAAAAAAGATACTGTAGTCTTTTTTCTTTAATCTTCTATACCAATCACGCTCTCCTTTAGGAACAGTAAAACCATAATTTGCTAATACTGTACGAACCAAAGATAAACAATCTCCAGCTTTATGTTTTACAGGATCAGCTCCTAAACGATAAGGAAGACCAATTAATTCGTAAGGCTTCAAAGATTTTGAATCTGTCCAGTCAAAGGAAGATGAGAACACCTACTTTTAGTCAGTGTTTGCTGTGGAGCGTTTGCACCAACAGCGTCTATAGCAGAACTTAACAACAGTTCAATTGATTCTGGATCGTATCTCATTGAAGCCGCTAACCATTGCTCACCTGTTAACTTTCCATTATTTTTTGCAGCAGTATCCTTATTAAAGTTGGTATCCATTAAGAATGTTTCAACCAATATCTGATATTTATTTGTCACAAACTCTTTAACATGACTCATGCTTATAGGATTATTAGCAAGGATAATTGAAGCCTCTAAGTTATCACCAGAGCGATTCATTGCAGCTCCTTGATAAATGAAAGACAGGAAGTCATGCCCGTCTACGGCTTGATGTTTGCCATTTTGAAATCTATGTTCAACATCACCATTAGATTTTTTAACAGTGAGGAAAGCAGTTAAAGCAACAACAGTCATTACATTCCAATCCTTGATCTAGTACTTCTACTATTTCTTAGTGTAGATAATGTTCGTGCTTCTCCTGCTGACGCACCTTTGGATGCTGCTGAATTGATAATTTGACCGATAGCAGATTTAGGAACAAATTCTTCAGAGTTAAAGTTCAATATTGGACCAGAGTAGTTAACTGTTGTTGACGAACCAGAAGCCCCTCCTGAAGATGACTGACCAGTACCAGGGATAACAGAATCACCTCTAGCACCTGCTGAATACCGTTGCATTGACTGAGCCATCTTAGAGGCTGGGATTATATATTCATCCTCGCCTGCCTCTCCTACCATCCCCATTGTGGGTTTTGTAACTATTCCTCCACTTGAGAAACTGCCAATCATATTGCCTAATTGTGATCCAACAGAACCTCCTCCACCTCCAAGCCCCATCATTCCTCCAAAGAAACTCATCGCTTTCTTTTGTATAAACATTGCTGCCATCTGCTTAATAATATTTTTCAATGATTCTCCTAATGTTCTTGTGCCATCAATTAATCCAACAATTGCATTAGTTGTTTCTGTTGCTAATAAATCTGCAATTTTTTTTCTACGTTCTAATTCTTGTTTATCTGCTTCTTCTTGCAATTTAGCTTTGTTTTTGACTGCATCAGCTTCGTCATAGGCTAACTCAAGTTTCTTTCTGGCATCCTCTAATTCTTTATCATTCATTCCTTTTATTGAGTCCATTACTTTTTCAATTTCTTGTTTTTTGACTATTTCTTTTTCATTACCATCTAATTTTGCTTGATATAACTCTCTTGTTGCTTCAAGTTGTTCTAAAGCTATATCTAATCCTTTTCTGTTTTTCTTGATAATTTCCTCTGCATTCTTAAGATCTTCATCTGAAATCCCAACAGTTGAAGCTCCTGTTCTTTGAGCTTTTTGAACTTCTCTGTATTTATCTAATAATTCTTGTATTTTCTCTGTACTTAAATTGCCAGTTTTTGTTACTTGCCCAACACCTAATTCTCCTCCTCCTATATTAGTTTTGCTTTTACCTGCTGCTATATCAGCAGCTAAATTTTTTCCTGCTTCGGTTCCTTCTAAGTCTTCAGTTAAAGCTGATAATCTGTTTTTTGCTGTTGCTCTACCTAAAGCCTTATTAATTAAATTCAATAATGGAAGAATTGCCTTTGTAGCAAATGCTTGCATTTGAATCTTTAATTCATTCCATAACTTCATTGTTACTTTTGAAACTTCTCCTAATTCCTTCAACCTTGCTACACCTTTATTTCCTATCTTTGTAGATAATTCATCTGTAATAGCAGTAGCAGCTTCTTGAATTTTCCCTTGAAGAATTAATGCCTCAACATTTCGTTCAATAGCTTCAGAAGAAAATAAAGATTTCTCCTGCATCATGTCAAAAGCTTCCCCTACAGAAGCCAATGCCCTCCCTGTTTCAGCAGCAGCTTGAGCAAATTCTTCAACCCTTGAACCTATAATTGAACCTGCAATACCTCCAGCAAAACCACCAAGCAATCCACCAGCAGCACCACCTGCAACACCACCAATGCCTTGACCAAATAAAGCAGGAAATCCACCACCAAGGACGGCTTGACCAACTCTTGTACCACTAAACCCACTCATCATGCCTTTTCCTTGTCTTGGTTTTGCTCCACCACCTCCACCACCTCCACCTCTTTTAGGCTTGGGACCAATAGGTGAAGCATATTGAGTACGACCTGATAAATCTCCAGCAGCAAATCTTTCAAAGGCCATTGCCCTTTCTGTTTCTTTTAATAATGCAATTCGTTTACGAAGCTGATCATTTAAAGCTTGATTTGCAGCGACATAAGCTCTAGCAGCATCACTTGCTTGATCTGTTCCTAAAGTTGCTTTATTTAAAGTCGCACTTGATTTTGAAACAGCTTTTTGAAGATTACTAATACTTAAGGTTGCTAATTTTGCTTTTTTTCCTACTTTGTCAAAATATTCTGTTCCACCTTTTCCACCCTTACCAATAACTTCTTTATTTAACGCATTAACAGCTTTATTTGCAGCTTTAATCTGATTAGTTAACGTTGTAACCTTATTGACACCTTTTACAACAACTTCAATATCAGCGTTATAAGCAGCCACAGAAACCAACCATAAACACGATTACTAAACAGTCTAACGGAACCGCTTCACTCTATCCATTTCTTTTTGTTGATCCTCGTTAATCACTTGAAAATAAGCACTCCAACCTAAAATTTCCTCAAAGGTCATTTGACGGATTTCAGAAAGAGTTTTTCCTAATTCTTTTGCAATACCAAATTGAAGCATTAACAATCCATCTTTCCGAAGCTCCGCACTTAAGATTTTGGGTCGATTGCATCCTCATCATCTTGAAGCACTGCAAGCATCAATGATTGTAAATCTGCATCTCTAACTTCATTCTTTAGAACATCTATTTCACCCATTTGAAACAACCTTTCTCCATTCTCGTCACAAGCTTTAGCAATTAACAAACGCAAAGCAAATTCATTAGCATCGTCACCTTTTGGACCTTTTTGTGCCCTTTCCCTTTCTGCCATTGTTAATGGTGTTACCCACATTTCAAAGGTAGTTCCATCAGATAATTCAACATATTTTTTGGTTGCATCTAAATTTGCTGCTTTTTTTAAACGATCTATTGCTCTTAGCGATGATCGTGCAGTTCTAGGATTTGATGACATAAGTTTTTGTTGAACATTATTATTCTAACCTAATAAACAATAAAAAACCCTGCACTAGGCAGGGTCAATTGGAACATTCCGTGTCCCAGTTCTATTATGTAGAACTTAGGTCGAAATCTGGAACTCCTGCTGGTCGGAAGTTAACTGACACCTCTTGTGCATCATCAGGGTTAACACTAAAACTTGCAGAAGTTAATGTTGCATCAAAGCTAATTGAACGACTAAGAGTGTCACTAACAGATCCACCACTAAACACACGGTCTGTATAAAGTTTGAACGCTGCACCAACTTGCTGACGTTGAAGAACGTCTTCTACCAATCTGTTTGATAGAGCTGCATCTTCGTTTGTCATATATGTAGAAGCAGTACCAGAACCATCACCAAATCCAGCAATGTACTTTCTAAATGGAACGTATTGACCAGGAGCCTGACCAATTGTAGTTACATCAATCTCAGCTCTTTCAATTTCAAATGTCCACTCTCTTACTTGTCCGATAGAAGCAAAATCGTTGTAATAAACTTGAAATTCGTTAGGAGCTGCTGCTGTTCCTACGTCAGTCAAGTCAACAGCAGAACCACCATTAGTAGCAGAAACTGTTAAAGCTCCTGTAGTTCCAGTGTATGTTTTTACATAGTAAGTTGTTCCAGCAGTTAATCCAGCAGGTAAAGTTCCTGTTCCTGCTCCTCCACTAGAACCATCTACAACTTGAAACTTAACTGGATCACCAACTTTTAAATTCAAATAAGTTTGAACAACAATTGTTTCTGTGCCAATAGTGACATCAGCAGGGCTGAAAGTACCTGTAGTACCAGCAGGTTTATAATACAGAGCACCTGATGTGCCTGATAGGACAGTAACGGCCATGAGGCTGCTTAAGAAATTTAACTATAGATTAGCTCAAAACCGTGGCAACGTAAGAAGTTTCTATTCTTCCCATAAACATTGGGGGTGTTTCCGTTGAGGAAAAGCTTGGACCTTCAATTGACCCAATCTTTAAATACGTTCCAGTAGTACCTTTTGTCCCATCATTTAACGTTTCCAAAACACCAACAGCAGTTGTCATTAATGTTTGATTTCTGGCAGGACCATCACCTTTCTTTGTAAAGACTCGAATAACGATAGCCCCTCTAGCGTTATCAACGCTTGAACCTAACGTTGGATCATTTGTTAAGCCGAATGTAACATTTACTCTTACATATTCAGTCGTGCTATTTGCTGGTGCAGCAGTGATGTTGTCAAAGAAAACAGGAATAGCAGGACTCAATGCTCCAAAAGCAGTTAACAATGGGTTTTCTACTTCTGCTCGAATTTTTTGATAATTCATTTCACAACCTTATTCATTTCTAGTTTAATTGTCTTATTTAATCTGCCAGAAGCATAGGTACTAAACCAATCCAATTCAGCAGTACTACTTGCTCTACCACGACCTTTACTAGTATCTCCCCTTTTCATTGTGCCTCCTCTTCCTCCCATCCCTTCTTGCCACTTACCACTAACAGCATTGATTGGAAGAGGGTTGTTTTCTGGTCTAAAGAAACGTCCTTCGGCTTGATCCATTGCATATTTTTTATGCGGTGACTGATTAGAAATTCTAAAGACAACTCGATCACCAAAAGGTTTTAATCCCTTTAATGCTTCTCTTCCTGTTGTTGTAGGGAATGGAATTTGACGAGGTGGACCTTCTTGCATAAAGGATGCAGGTTTAAAAACTTGAGAAGGTGTTTGAATTTGCCATGAGTTAGCAAATCGACCCGTCCATACTGGCCCTAAATCTTGTAAATCATTAACAACTTGTACTGCTGCTCTTGTTGGGCCTATAAATGCCACAGAAGCAGTCACTCTGTCTAAATCTTTTATTAATTTGCCTAATTCATTACGGATTCTTGCCATTATTGTGGCCTCACGATCAACGTATGAAAAATAGGCTTATCTCCTCTGGCTGTCTTAATATCAATGATTTTCCCCTCTCTTGTCGCTCCTGCCTGTGGATATTGAACTCGATCTGCTTCCGTAGGATAATAATCTCCTAATTCTTCTGATCCAATAACCATTTTTACATCTGTTGTTTGATATAAGCCTTCGTCTTCGCTGGAATCAAGCGTTGTAATGACTCCTTTTACCGTTACATTTGTGTCTGATCCAGTTACAGCACCAGTTGTAGGATTATAGGTCTTTGGTGTCGTGGACTTAATAAAAGTAAAGTCTTGCCCCCAAGTACTAAGAATACTTGCTGGAATTGACCCAAATACATCATCAATTTTTGCCATAATTAACCTCTCACCACCCGAACTTGATAGCCGCCAGCTCCACCAAGACAATAAGCACCAAGATAGGACTGGAGCCAAGGATAAACGTCAAAAACATTGTTCACATTGCCAGTAGCAAGACTAGCTTCGTTGTATTTCACCTTTAATTCACCCATTTCTACTTCTTTTGCAACACCAGCAGTGCCAGTATTTCCAGTTATTGCATCCGTGTCATTCGCTAATGCTCTTGCTAATTCGTATTGTGCATACTTGATTTTATTAGGAATTGAGCTGCAATCAAGCTCTACATCATCAACTTGAAAGTTATTTCTAGGCCATTTCAATGCTTGTGATTCATCACATCTATCGCCGTAATAATTCAAACTATCAACCCAACGACAAGCAGAAATTAATGCTCGATTCTTCTGATCATCTGATTTATTTGTCCACGTTGAATCATCAGGAGAAGTTTCAAAGTAACTATTAGCTTCTGCCAAAGTGACATAACTATTAGAACTTTCACCTTTCAAAGTGGCGTGAATAGTTGCTGCCACGCTTATCTCTCAAACATTGCTTTTATTGTAGCGTCATAAAAAACCCCCACCAAATAAATGATGAGGGTTATCTCATTCCCTAATGATTTAACTATAAATCAAATAGTAGAAGTATCAAGTGGTGTGTTAACTGTGATCTGAACAGCAGGGATCAAATCAGCATCGTAAGTAGCACCCCACTTATTAGCAGTAGCTAAGTCACTGTTATTAGGGTTGTCACCAGCAGCTACCCACTTAGTACCCATTACGTGATACGCAGTGTGATAATCAACAGAAAGGACATCCTGCTTAGACAAGATGTTGCGATCAGCTTCAATCCTTAGATCTTGCTGAACACCTTCCATAATTGTGCCGCCTTTAATCAAGTAGCAGTAGTACTCAGTGATATGACCACCAGTACCAGGAGCAACTGTATTAACAGCTTCGTCAATGATGACATCGCAACCAGCAAACTGACCAACAGCTCTGGCTCCAACACCAACACCGCCACCACCCCAGGTGATATTTCCTGAAGCAGCTAGTGCTGCGGTAGAGAATGTCAACATTCCTACCTGATACAAGTAGTAAGCAACATTAGGGTGAACAATTAGAAGATTTGGCTCTTCGCCTCTTTCTCCTAGCTTTGCTCTTGCCTGTGAAATTGTAGAAGCAGTTAGATAATTAGCTTCAGCAGCTCCAGATGAAGCAGCTTTTGCAACATCAAGTGCGTTAGCACTAAGAGCAGTACCGAATAAACCAGCAAGCTGTGAGAACAAACGAGCGTTGTTCAACTTGTTGATTGCATCAGCTAACTGATTACGGATTGCAAGCATTGGATCTTCACCAGCAGCAAGCATTGCAACGTCATCAACCGCATAGGCAAAACCTCTGTGGCAGATAGATGCAATCTGTGTTGCAGTTCCAATCTTTTGTGGAGTCAAATATCCAGCAGAACTTGTTCCCCAAGTCGCTGTTCCACTCATGATCTCTTCAGTTGGAGATACAGGGTTGAACTCAGGAACTTGAATACGTGTACCGCCTTCTTTTGCATCAAGGAAACTGTTTCTTACAACAGCACCACTCTTTACAAATTGACTACGCTCTTTAATTGCCTCTTGTACATAACGAGACAAATTATTTCTCTTAACGATGTCTGCTAAAAGGACACCGCCAGAGTAATTCTGAAACGGGGCTGCCATTTCTTTCTCCTAAGAATTACGGTTTACTTGCCTAAGTCACGGACTTAGAAATAACACTCTCAAATCACGGATCTTTAAGTGTTACTGAGATGCCTCTTTTTGCAGCACGGCTGCTAAATCAGGGTCTTGATTGGATAATAACATTTGTTGCGTGAGATTGCCCGTCTTCCAAGGGTTCTCCTGCCCTGGAGCAACGTTAGATGCAGGACTAGGTTTCGCACCCATACCAGCCGCACTACTTGCCTTAAAGTGATGCTCCCATCCACTGCCAGGATTCTTTAAGTTATTAATATACGCTCCTAAATCTTGCTCAACACCGCCATTCAAAATAACAGTCCGACCATCACTACTTTTTTGCAATTTATCTTGCAATAAAGAAAGAGTTTGATCTGCACTAATTGCCCCTGCATTACTTAACGCAGATAAAGCAGTATTTCGAGTAGCAGCACTTTCTGTAGAACGTTTTAACTCATCAATTTGAGTTTTTAAACTACCAATTTCTTTGTCTTTTTCTTGTGCTGTTTTATTAGCGTCTTCCCAAAGAGGTTTGTACATTCCTTGGTCTTCTAACGCTTTTTTTCGATCATCGTAATACTCTCCTATTTTACTTTTAGCGTTTTGAAACGCTTTTTCCTTTTCTTGTACTTCTTGATCTTTACGAACAAGCTGTTCTTTTAAAGCTTCAAATTCGGCTAAAGGAACAGTAGGAACTTCAGGAGCTTTTGGAGTTTCAGAAGCAGCCACGGGCTGTTCTTCAGAAGTCACGGACTCCTGCTGAATTACTCTTTCTTCCATGTTTATTCAGTAATAACAGTTTTAGATTCGGTTTTTGAAGCTGCTTTTGCTTTTGGAGCAGCTTTTTCTACTTGTTTTGGAGGACAAGCAGGAGGATTGATATCCTCAAACCTCATTTTTTCAATTGGCATGAAAAATAATGCACTTATCTAATATTCTAGTCTATTAATTATTCTGAGCTTCATTTGCTGTAGGTAGAACCTCACCTTGAACCAAAATATCTCTAAATTCCTCTCTATCAATGATTTGTTGATCAAACAATGAAGTTAAAGCTGTTATATCTTGTCCTATTAGCCTATCAATATCAAAATCACGACTAATTTTAATCTCTGGTGGCTCTATTCCTAAATAATTAGCAGATAAATTAAATGCTTTTTGCATTTTTTGCTCTAGATCTAACGAAACCATCGAGAGCATGGAATTAGTATCCACCCGATCCAATCTTCTCGCATCCGCCGACTCTGCCACGAATTTTTGTTGAGATAACGTGCTAATGCCGAGCGTTGCCATTTGTGATTGTAATTCTTGGATTTCAGCCGCTTGTGCTTCAAATGCACTTGCTGCTGGTTCCACGTAATAAACTTTGTTGCCTGGTTGGGTCGCCATTGCGTAGTTGACACTGATTGCCATGTCTTTCGTTTGGTCATCCCATCCCTCCATTACAAGTAAAGGCTGTGAAGCAACGTGCAAACTATGAATTAAATCAGCTTGACGTTGAAAATGAGCCAAATTTAAATACGCAATATCTAATAACGGTGGTTTACTTGTCATCGTGTCTGTTTTTCCTGCATAAACAGTCACTAAAGGTATTTCTCCAAGTGAAAAATCACCTGATTCAACTAATTCATACTCTTGCTCACCAGAAGGAGAGTCAAAATTACCTGCAAACCCATCATCTTCCGTGTACATATCTTTTGTTGTCTCTTTTCTGCGATAAATCTTGTATTCTCCTGGTTCAATCACCCTGATTTGATCATAAACTTTTTCTCCAAACTCCCCAGTAGGAACAACAGCCTGTTCTGCAATTCTTACTTGTATTAATTTTCCATAATTTACTTCCCTATCTAATCTCCAGCCACAAATTTTAGATGGATCAATCTCAATCCAATAAGGTCTACGATTTTGATTACGTTCTTCCGCAAGACTTATTGCTCCTGTTGGGGCAGGAAAATCAACAAGGGTATTGCTATGTCCATAAGTTAAAGCACAAATAAGATTTCTTCTCGCATATTCATCTAAGTCTGAACCACAACCATCAACATCTTTAACAAAAACATCAGTCCAATATGGATCACCAATAACAGTAATCGGTTTTCTTAAAATTAATCCTGTTGCAGCTCTTATTAACCTTTGCGTATAAGGAGAAAAAACAGAACGGTTAACTCTTGATAAATATGCGTCATAATCTTCCCTTGGTTCTAACGGTAAAAAAGCTTCCGAATTTTCTCGTAAATATTCCGTCCCTAAACTAACTGCTTTCATTATTTCCCACCCTTTTGTCATATCTAAAACAGCTCGTGTCTTAGAAAATGGATTATCACCCCCGCCTAAATAAGTTTGACTAACTACATTAGTACGAAGTGCCCCTGGCATTGAGTATGTCATCTAACGTTTAAGGCTCTCAACATTGCATACAGTCTAAACGGTCTTTCCTCGTTTA